CTTCTTCGCGGAAATCACGGATTTTCAATGCTTTTATTGCGTTCTCCTCCGTGTATTCAAGTTTTTTTCCATTCTCATCTTTGAGGTTTTCCCAGTCAAGGAGTATATATTTAGCCATCAGTTTTATTGCTTCGTCATCACTTACAGAGTCTATACCGTTTTTGTACATCCTTTTGCCCGACTCTCTTTTTCTGCGGATATACTCCTGAAGGCGTTTGTTTCCAAACCGAGCAATTTTCAAACGAAGACCTGACTCATAGTCAGTCCAAACGCCTTCGATTTCTGCCGTCTCATCACTCTTGAAATCTGCAAGACTTAAACCTTTTGTCATTTTTATTTCTCCTCAATTAGGGTTTTACGAACTTGTATATTTCGCTATCCGAATAGCGACTTCTTCTGTTGTATCAGCATATCCTTCAAAGGATACATTTTCCATGACGTCTCCCTCTTCTGAATCGTTATTTGTATCATCATCAGTGTATTTTATGTTTGGCAAATCAAAAACATACGCGTTGCCATCTGAGTCCTCTATCGCAAAAAGCAAATTTGACGCTGTGCCTGCAACAAACTTATCTTTTATGGTATGATCTGAAAAATAAACCTCCATATCTCCCGTTATTTCTATGCGTGCATAGTCAAGCCCAAACGGATTTATTTGCCCAACTTTCTGTTTGCCACCAAGCGAATTTGATATGTTCAGATTCATAGACCTGACGTTTACACTTGAATATGCGTCCAGCAAATACTTCACGTCGCTTTCTATCATGTCATCATTTGTGCTCATGCTGTTTGGTGATCCGTCACCAACTGTAGCATCGTTTGCCTCTTCCTGCTGTCCTACAAAATCAAATGAACAGGTAATATAGCCCTGCTCTGGAATGCTCATACTAAACCCGTCAATACCTAAACCTGAGTACAGCTCAAATTTTGTTATCCCATTATGTTCGCGTTCTATATCGATTGTGTTTAAACTTGTCCCGTTTGTTACCTGCGCAAGCTCAGTTATTGTTAAACTAACACCTGCCTCATCTGTCAAATCATCTTTGTTATCAACCGTAAACTCAGAAGATGATGATGTTGCAATTTTATAATATGTGTTTGTGTCTGAATTTGCTGAACCTGTTACTTTTACAATGGAGCCAACTGTTGGAGTATTTGTCCATGTGCCATCATCTATTGCAAAAGTACCAGTAGATGCTGTAATACTACATGCGGTCGCACTAACAACTGTTGTTTCAGAACTCCATGCACTGTCAAAAATAACATATCCAAGCCATTCATCAAAATCGCTGTAGCGAAGCGGAACTGGTATGCTTCCGCTTGCACCTTCGCCTGTGCGTCTGCCCGGATCTTTCATTCTGTCGTCACGGATGACATTACTCGGCTCAATGTCCTCATCGCCTTTCAAAGACTCCCCTGCCAAAAACGGGATGTTTGACATGGTAGGAGTACCGTTTACACTGCCGTATGTAGACTCATCAGCCCAGCGTATTATCACCTGGGTATTTTTTGCATAAGTAGCCATTTTAAAATCTCCTAATCATCATAATTAAATTTTATCAAAACGTTCACCTGAAAAAATGCTGAATCTCCTCTTCCGATTGTATTTTTTTCAGGGACCAAATATCTTACTCCGTCAGCAGTAACAGTCCTGAACGATGTCACTATATCATCTGCTATTTCCAGAGCTTCTTTATCTCCATCTCCACTGGGAACAAAAACTGATGCCTGTGCAACCCCTGGTGTCCTGTATCTCTTGGTCGCTCCCAAATCTATCAATGCTGTCTCTCCGGATAGAATGCTGAACCGTATCCATTTTTTGTCTTTGGGCTGTTCAAAACTGCCGTCATTGTCATATAAAACAGGTATCGCAGTTTTAATACTCACACTGCTTCCTGCGCTTTCATTTGTCAGATTTTCTACAACAGTAATTTTATCTTCTGTTACTTCCTCTATTGTAAATATATCGTTATTGCTTGAATTAGATGCTCCTGAAACAACAATATTATTGTATCCGCTGAATATACTCAAGTCTTCTGTGCTGTCATTTATACTGTCATCAGATGTGGAAAAAGATACAGTGGTTTTGCTCAGAAGCTCAGGGGTTATGGTAGTAGTTTTTTGTATCTGCGTTTTGAACCGCCCTCTTATTGCGTTATGTAATGTTTCGTAACTCATATCATCCCCTGTGAGGCAAGATAACTCTCTATCTCTGCCAGTGTAACGCTTACCATTCCACTCGGTGCTCTCTGAGAACGACCTTCCTCTAATTCAATAATGTAATCAACGTTGTTTGTAATATAAACCACCTGCACCACACCATCTGCCTTCATCTGCTTTAACCTGCTCAGCCCTTTTCTGATAGTAGATCCTCTATCCTGTGAATAACTTTCAATCTTTCCTGACGCAGGACGGTGAAATGTTACCTGCCAGTTTCCCTGTGCACGGCCCGTGTCGATAGGTGTTTTTTTCACAAACCCCTCAAGCAGTTTTGAACCAAGCCATATCATAAATTTGTTTATTTCTTCAGGTATAGTCTTTTCTGCAAAATCATCAAGGCCTCTGTTAAACTCATCTAAATTCTCAAATACTACAGGTTCACTCATTTTCTTACCCCTGCTTCATATAATGCAACAGTTCCGCCTCCCGCTTCATAGGAATTTAATTCCACTATATAATATGTCTCACTGTCAAGCTCACACTCCAATCCTGTGTTTGGGGTAAACTCAAGCCCGTAAGAAGAAAAATAAACTATCAAGTCTGACGCTTTCACAAGCTCCCCATTTTGAAACCGTTTTTTTACCATGGGCGGTGATATATATACGGTATGTTCTGTCTCCGTGCCTTCTGTGACATCTCCAGTATCAGGATTGTATGTTTTGCTTGCCGTCTCTTTTACAATCATAGACGTACGGAAATCCTCGTCATAAAGGAGATCGTATATTTCCTTTGGTGTCATCACAGCCATTATATACGTCCTACAATATCACCCGGCTTTAAGAGCTTGCTCAAAAAACCTTCTGATAGTCTATACATTTTTGTTGCTGAGTTGCCTCCTGTATATTCTACCGATTTACTTATGGGGCCTGCCTTAAGCGTTTCGCTTTTCACGGCCCCCTCGTCCTGCTGGTTCGGTATCATATTTGAGCCGTCTGTCTGTGCATAGTACGCATACAAAGCGCATGCCTTTTCAAGATCAGATGGTATTTCATCAGAATCAAAATAGTATTCCTGACCGTCCGGGACGTACGTACGAGGCCAGTCCAAAGCCTGATCTTCATTTGAGCGTATGCCCATCCATCTACTGCCAAAAACAACATCTATATATCTTGTCCCTGCGATACAGTCAATGTCATTTAGTGTTGGAGCAGATGACAGACCCATTATCAAATAGACCTCTTCAAGCACCGCATCACCTGTAGTCGTAGAAATATAGGAGTTTGCGTCTGTCTTACCAGTGCCGTCTTCTACTACAATTGTAGCACTCATTTGGATTTCTCTTTTTTAGGTTTAGGCTTTTTCTTTTTATTCTTTTTTGCCTCACGTTCTTTCATTTTCTGATATTCTTCAACCGTATACCAGTTATCTCTTTTCCTGTATTTCAGTTGCCATTGTTCCCGTGGTAGTACCTTTCTGCCCATAGGGCCAACCACTTCAATTAAATCTTTCTTCATGATTTATCCTTATTTTCAACGACATCAATTATAGCATTGATTTTCTCTGCCTTTAAAGAATAGTTGTCAAGATTGATATCCAGACCATAAGACTCTACAAGCTCTTCAAGGTCTTTTATTGTAGTCCTGTTGTCATTTACTACAGTAATAATATCGTCTGCATCAAACTCTTTGGGTTCAGGCTCCTCTTTAACCCGTTCACCTTCAACAACGTATTTCTCGTAGCCTTTTCCAAGCCATTCCGCAAGGTCTTTTTCTGCCACCTTTTTAGTATGACCGTCTTCATTTACCAGTTTAATACTCATTTGTTTCTCCTCAAATATATACAATCACTTCGCCACCGTCAAGCACAGCGGTTTTGATTTGCTCTACCTGTATGGGATTTGCAAACGTTATACTTTTATTAAGTTCGCCTGAATCGGCTGTGGCTTTCCAAATAGTAACATCGTCTTGATCCTGCAACTCAACCGAATTTCCGTCCG